TGGTGCGAATAACGCTTCTGCAGCTCTCCACCACATTCCACCTTTCATAAATCCACGAAAATCTGAAAGATTGTCAAATGTATAAATAGCATTCTGACCTTGTGTATTTTCACCATTAATACCAGCACCACCACCAAATCCAGCAGAATATGTACCAGTATCAACAACAAGAACCTTACCGTAATCTAAATTACGAGCAGGTCCAGTTTCTCCACTTATAATGGTGCTGTAAACACCAGGAAGAGAGATTTGACGATTATTGAAATAAAAAGTTGAACTCATAAAATTTATTAATTTTCATTAATTTTACGAACTGATATATGATTTAATTCCTTCGATTCTTTCTAAATAATTCTCAGGAATATAATTAACACCTAAATATAGATATTCTTTTTCTTTCTACAAACCAAATATTAAATTATCTCTGATTCTACACCTGGCAATCCATAATTTTGATAATTATCTCCATCAATCGCTGCTATTCCTGCATCTTCAAATAACAATTTATTTAAAAATTCAGTATTAACCAAAGATGAAATAATTTGTTCAACAGAAACTTCCAATCTTACAGACCTTACGAATATAGGTAGAGGAATCAAGTTTGTATCTGCCATAAGCTCTGTCATTGTTATATCGATAGTCGAATAATTAGCAGCTAACCAGTTATACGCTCCAGTCATTAATGCATAAAGTACTTCTGATAATAGAATGCTTTCTAACATATTATCTGACAGACACATAATTTCAAAACCACATTCTCTACTATCTCGAACTTGCCATGCTCCATCAGGAGTATAAATTTCACCATTCAATTTGCCTATTGAATTAGCAGGTCCTTTTGTTTTACCTGGTTCTCTTATGACGTAACAAGGTAATCCCGTCTTATCTTTAGGAAATTCAAGTCTTACTTCTATTTTCCTCGGATTAGCAGATGAACGAGTGAATAACGATTTTGCTTGTTGATAGAAATCAAAATTTCCATCCTTCATTCCATATAACAATCTATATAGAAAAGTGTTTTCTTCGTCATTTTTATGATTTTCTAAATCTTTGGGTATATATTCCAATAGATTTAGAATAAGCTGTTTTACACGGATTATTTCTATCATATCATTTATTATTTAATATCCTTTCTAACGTTTCATCAATAGCCATATCAGCAACTCTGTCTATCTGAGCAATTTCAAGTGCCCTATCCATTAGCCTTTTAGCAATGATACCACCATTGAACCAGCTATTAGGGTCAGATTTATCACTGACTCTTCTGAATGTCATATATTGACCTCTATTCTCATTTTCTGAGCTTGAAGCTTCAACTCGTACAAGACCCTCGTATTTAGCTGCTTTATGAATGTATTCTGGAACTTTTAATCCAGGAATGTTAATTTCTTTTCTTACACCAGGTATTTGTTGACTTTCAGGTAGTTGAGACCTTTTTAATGGCATTGGTGAATTTTTAGCAAGTTGATATACATCCTGAGGCATAATTGAACTGAATATTCCTGCTTCAGCAATCGCTTGCGGTGTCGCATGGCGGAACGGTACAGTCAAAAATGGTTTACCATCTTTCGTTCTCTTTGCTTTTAAAGAACCTAATAAAAATGGTTTTTCATCCCAAGGTCCATGTCCTTCTTCTATCATTAAAGCAAGTTTACTTTCTGTTGCAGAAGGTCTTTCAATGTACATCGCTTTAAGATATTCAGGTCTTGAACTTTTCAGTTCTTTATTGACTAAATCTTGCCACTTCATAGAATATTCTTGAACTACACTATCAATAATAGCTGTAGCCAGTAAGTTTGATTCATCCTGATTTAGGGTAAATTCTTGAACTACATCACTTAAGTCTATTCTAATCGGTAACGCTGCCATTATATATTGTCGTTAATTATTACGCCTGAACCATCGAAATTCGGTTTTTCTATTGCTATTAAATGACTTCTTCTTACTATTGCTTGAACTGGAAGTTGTATCTTTTGTAGAGAGCCTTTTATTTTACTTGTTTCCCAAGATGCTCTCACTTCATGTGGTAAGTCGAGTACGTGTCCCTCGATTTTATGCTTATAATAAACACTTACCACTCCATTCATAGGAGGTTCGAAATCCAATATCAAACAATAAGGATTTTCAGGATTTACATGAGCTTGATTTGTTTTACTCAATTTTTCAGTAGAGGAAATGAAAGTATGAAGAGATATCAAGTCAATCACTCGATATGTCGTAAAAACGAAAAACTCCCCGTTCATTTCTCTTATTTCCAAATTCTCACTGAAGTAAGAATATTCTGTCTCGAAAGTTATACGATTGAAATAACCTAAATTAGGTTTGTCTTTATCGATTACTGTCACTGCAAACGTTCCTAATAAAGCTTCAGTCCAATTCTTATATTGGTTATTCTGATTAATTCCAGTTATAAGAGCTTTTGTCTTTGTAGGATTGACATAGAAGTAACCAGTACCAAAACAATTCTGACAATCAGGTAAAGCTGCATCTCTTCCATGACAAGGACATCTTAATGCTGTCTCGAGTGTTACATCGTAACCTTTGGCAAAGATAGCTTTCTCAAACTCATCCTTATAGAATTCTGGTCTGAAATTACTTAAACCTGGATTAGGTGTCTGTAAGATATTCTTATTTTGTGCCATAATTATTATATTTTTCTTTATAAATCCATATAAAATTATAAGCATGCTTACAATGCTCGTTCAAACAATAAACTATTCTTGATGTATTTTTAAAAGTTTTCTTTAATTCAGAAAAAGTCCATTCTTTTAAAAAATTTCCATCTAAATCAAACTGTAAAATCCCTGTATGTTTTTCTTTTCTACGTTTAGTTAATTGTTGAACAAGTTGATAAACTTTTTCTTCAGAAAAATCCTTTTCAAATAACCATAAACTATTGTATGACTTTCTTAAAGTTCCCTTTAAACAATCATATATACCTGTACTATCTATATTTAAAATCCTACCAATTGTTTTATAACCACAATCCCATTTTTTAATCAAAGTTCCGTTTAAATCAAATTGCAATATAGAAGAAGAAATTTTACTTTGACTTATTTTTAATTTAGTTTTTTCTGAATGACATTTGCCTTTCATAGCAAATCCAAATTCCTCTTTATAATTTTTAAAATGCTCACTTAATTCTTCTCGTCTCTTTTGAGAGTGGTTATATGTCTTAATACCTCCGCTTTGTTGATTAATCAAATCAAATCCCCAACTTTTATATAATGAAATGTAATATCTTTCTAAAAAATCTCCTTCCTCTTTTCGACACTTTTCCAAAATAATCATATTTATTTGAATACCATCATTTTTTAAAGCTCGAATCCAATCTTTTTTCAATTTAGATTCAGAAGAACCTAAACATCTATGTTGAGATAATCTGACATAAGGATTCTTAGATTGTCCTATATATCTAACATCATTTTCATCTCTACCAATGAGTGCATATATATATGTATTTTCCATATTACAATACTCTAAATTTAACTTCATCGTAGACGAGCCTTAATCTACCCTTAATTTCATCTATTTGTTTTTGATATGATAAAATTCGTGCGCCATAACCCGAGTTGGTTGCCGAAGAAGTGGATGAAATACTTTGACTCAAACCATCTATACCTAATGATTGACTTGCGATACCTGCTCCTAAAATAAGGTCACCAGCTATATCAAGTATTGGAATACTTGCCAACATCCCGACTATATTCAATAAATCCATTGGCATATCATCTATATCCCATCCTGTAATGTACTGGATTCTCCAATAATCAGGGATATTCTCATATCTTTGAGTTCCAATCTGAGATGTGATTCCAGTCAAAATAATTTCGGCATTTCCTTGAGTTGTTGATGAACCAGTAGGTACTACACTAATTCTCCTTTTCCCTTGATTCATTGCTGTATCGTATTCACAGAACAACCATCCTTGTGGATATATAATTTGTTCCATTTTATTCAGCATACCAATCATAGATAAAGGAACTCGTACAGGATAATTTGTCTGAAGTATAGGGAATTGTTGCCAATAATCTGAACGATAATATGAAAGAGTTTGGTCAACTAACTGCTTCATAAAACGTAGATTAAACCAATTCTCTACATCTCTCTGTGCAGACTCTATATAGAATCTCATATTTTCATCTGAAAAGGATGTCCCTTCCCCTCCTTCGATTTTTATACCGAAAAGATATAGAGACCAAATTTCAGCGACAGAAAGAGCTAAACCAGTATTCTTTCTGTATTTTATTTTCAAAGTTAGTTGACCCATTGTAATAGTATGTTATGCTTTACTCAAAATCATTTCAATAATTTCATCTTTTCTTTTGCCTTTCAAGTCTTCTTCAGAATAATTACCACCTTCTTCCGACATTGCAAGAGCTTTCAAGTCGTCGACTTTTGTTGCTTTCAAATCCGCTAACAAATTATCGTCTTCAATTTCTTCTTTGATTGTTTCTTGAATTTCAGTCTTTACTGATTCAGTTTTTCCAGCTTTCAACTCTTCAACCAATTTCTTCCAAGATTCAATTTCACCATCTTTTTTAGAGAGTTCAATTTCCTGAGATTCAATAACATTTTTCAATCTACGAATCTCATTTTCGTACTCTTCATTATCTTTCTTGATTTCTGTGCGCAATTGCTCTTCCATTTTCGTCTTATATTCCGGTTCTTCACCTTCTTTATAAATGTTAGGAAACTGACCATCGACAATTTCTTGATACAATTCGTCAGATACAGTTGCTACACCATTACAAAATTTTACTATCCCATTCTTGAAACTTAGAGTGTGTTGGGAATAAACTCTACTTTTAATTGTTACCATAATTCACTAATTTAAAAATAAAAAGGAGAAGGAGTTCTTTTAATCTCCCTCCCCTTTTAAAAACAATTTATTACAATTAGATTACAAACCTTCGTCACCAATGTTAACGATACGTACAATCTTAGCAGGCTGATATAATACCGGAGTACCGTAGTTCAAGATACAGAATCGACGACTCGGAGCAGTAACTGCAAAGTCCATCTTAACAGTATCAGAGAACTGTAAGTATTCGTTAATCTGACTATCATTGTAATATACCAAGGCAGACTTGGTACCTGCAATGATACGGTTGCGGTCACATACACAATTTGCAGCAGCACCATCATAACCAGTTGCCATCTGAGAAACAGGTACTTCAAAAATCGGGAAGTATTCTGTCGTATCATTCAAAACAGCATCTTTCTTTGTACGATAAATAACAAATGAAGAAGCTGCATAAGCACCACCTACACCAGCAGTAACACCGAACTCAACTGACTGAGTTGCAGTAACAGCTTGAGCACCAGCAGATGTAATATCCAAAGGTGCAGATTCACCATAACGATTTTTTGCAGTTACCAAGTAACCATAAGCACCAGCATGACGACCAAAATTAGTCTTAGTATCAGCATCATTAACCTTAATTACTGTTCCAGCAGTCGGAGCAACCGGAGCTTTCGGACTTGATGCACCTTTACCTACTCTAATAGGCTTACGAACATCAAAGAAACGGTCATTCTTAATGTTAATTTTACCGAACTGAGTTGTAACGTCGTTTACAGACTGTCCCATTGTTGCTCCAGTTACAGAAGCTGCAAGACCTACAATAACTCGCTTGCTTTCATGGAACTGCTGTACATAATTGTTAAATACAATCGGGTTAGAAATAATACGGTCAATATAACCGTTATAAACATTCACTACAACATTAGATGCATCCTGAATCATCTTATCATTCAAAACCTGATTCTGAGCATCAATAACAGCCGGAGAATTGAAATAACCATCAAGTAGTTGTTCAGAAGTCTTACCTTCTGCTGTACCACCGTCCATTTCATTTACACCCAACATGTGCTGACGGAATACACCATCAAACTCGATATCAACACAAGAAGAGTCTGCACTTGTCAATGCTGTGTCAATCAATGTCTGTAGCAAAATGGTCTTATTCTCAACTTCCTGACGATACATGTTATCAATACTGTTATATTCAGCAATCATTGCAGGATGAGTTACTTGACCAGTAACACCCATGTATTTAGTCAAGATTGACTTACGTCTGTATTGAGAATCGGTTTCTTCAGGAGTTTCACCTTCAGTATTGAAGATACTGATATCTTCACCATACTTATACAACTGATTGTACTGATGAACATTCTGTTTAATCTTCTGTTTCGGCATTTCCATATAGTACACCAACTGATTCAATCTATTGGTCAAAATCTTCAAAACTGAATCCAAAGATTCAACTTTCAGACCACCACCATTATTAATCATGTTGTTGTATTGCATACCGGTCATAGAACCGGCTTCCATAGCTTTCAAGATATCGTTTGATGACAGTCCATCGAACAAATCGATATCTGTTCCGTTATTAGTGTATTGATACAAATCCATAACTTATTTTTATTTATAATTTAAATCCGAATTTACTTTACAAATTTAATACCATTCTTAGTATACATGTAACGAGCCAATTCTTCACCTACTGTTTCAGCATAAGGATTGGTCATATAATTCAATGCATCAGCTTCCAGAGATTTTCTAATTGAATCGTCACTTTCGTTAGTGAGAGCTTTTTCAATCATCTTAGCTACCATCGGACGTTGACTGATGATATTAAGTTCAATCTTTCCATTGTCATCCTTTTCAAAGTTCATAGACTTCTGAATAGCTGACATGTTGTCCAAACCTTCTGAACGAAACTTCGGTGCTTCTTGACCAAACTTATCCATCTTAGCACTCAAATTATCCAAACTTTCAGCCATACGCTCGATAATAGGAGTGAAAATTGAACCTACAGACTTCATAATCATTGATTCCATAGATTTCATCATTTCACCTTCTGCATTCTTATCTTCAGCAGTGTTCTTTTCATCTTCTTTCACCTTCTTTTCCTTATCAACTGCCTCTTTTTCGAGTTTATTGATATCTTCCTCTTCTTTTGTTTCAGACTCATGGTCACCACGAGCTGCTTTATCTTCAGATTTTTCAATCTTAATATCGCCATTAGCTATTGCTTTTTCGATATATTCCTCGCTAAAGTTTGCATCCAGCAATGACTTCACGATTTTGTTGTCTAAATATTCCTTTTTCATTTTGATTAAAATTTATGTTTACGTAAAAATAGAACCAAATTTTTATTTTACAAATTAAATTCGCTGACTTTTTAAGAAATCTTGAAGAACATTTATAGAAATATGACCCTCTTCATAACTTTTGAATAGATTTTTAAGAATCTCATCATTCTTCGCTTTAAGAGGTTCAATTCTAATTCGGAAATCTTTATCAATGGAAAGAATATGTCCATCCTTTTCCATTTCAAGTAAAATGTTAGTTGTTCGAAAATCTTTATCAGATTCAAATTCGTAATCTACATAATCCTTAGTTTGAACTCCCTTTACAATATCCGCAAAAGTATTTGCATTCACTGGAGTCATAGTCATCGCAAGATTCGTAATAAGAGCTTTTTTGATTTTCTTAGGATTTGACTTATCTCTTTCAAGAGCTTTACCTTCTATACTAAAACCAGGTTTACGATTGGTACCTGATTCTTTCATCTCAAGTGCTTTATCATAAAATGCTCTTGCTTCAGGAGATTTTTTCCAAAGTTGACATTTTACATAAAACTTATTATTTTCAACTTTTGCACTAATAGGTGCTCCAATCCAAAAACGAGATTTATTAATAGGTGAGCGAGAAGTTAAATGGTCTAAATTTATTAAACCATGTTTCAAAAATCGGTCAATTATAAAACCATTAGGTTCCATAGATTCACCTTCTGCATCTTCAGATGCATCGGAAGCCAACCCCTCGAATATCATTCTTTCGTATCTCCTATCATCACCAATTGGATAATCGAGAGGATTAAAAGAAGATTTCTCAAAGTCAGCTTCTGTAAAAAAGTTAAATCTTGAACCTATTTCAAACATTTTCGTTTCTGTTCCATAATCACCGAATTTAGAAATTTATCAATCAAATTGTCGATTTCTTTATATCTTCTCACTCTTTTCCAATCATTTTCAGAAACTTTCTTCTTCGTTCCCATAATTGCACCGAAAATCGCTGCATTTGTATCAGTATCTTCGCCATAATTAATAACTGAACAAAGGTCTTCAAAAAGTGTAGAATTCTTATTTTCTTGCGCTAAATAATTATCAATCACGAGATTATATGTATTTATCACATCACCTCTATTATCATAATCATTCACCTCAAGATTTTCCACTGGCAAATCTCCTAACAAATTTTTGAGTATGCAACAAAATTTACTACCGAATTCAAAACAATTCTTATTATTGTGTGTATAGCAACAAAACGCTTCAAATAGATTTTTCGTATATTCATCAGATTCATTCAAACAAGCTATTGCAATAGGAAGTGAATAAAACAATGCACCATTGCCCATTCTGTCTGTTCTTGAACATCCCTTTCGTTGTATTGATTCTGCTGTTTGATTTCCAATATCAAACAATCTACTTCCTGCATTGAATTTCTTGTTTTTATACCATAAATCTAAGTTCTTTTCGAATTTATCAATCTTCTTGATATTTTCTCCAGGTGTACAAAAAGCATCTAATAAACACAATAAAACAGATGTATCGTCAGACCACGTTCCCTCTATCTGTCCATGAATTCCTCCTGAAGCGAATCCACAACAGAGAAATGTTCCTTCACTTCTAAATTCAAAAGGAACACCAAGTACATCTCCAAGGATATAGGCTCTGATACTATTTCTTATCTTCTCTTTCATTGTTCTCGAATTTCTTTGCATTTTTAATTGCATTGTCAACCATTTCATCAGTTGCTTTTTTTCTCTCTTCTTCAGTAGGAGTATGAATAATACTCATTGTACTGCAGTCATTCCATCTTGACACTTTCTTTGTTTCCATTAGCTTTTTTTTCTTTTTAGTATCTAAAGATACACCTTTTATTAATGTGGTCCAACAATTCTAATAAAAAAGTTACACCATTTCGATAACAATTGAATTAAGTCCTTTAGCAAGAACTTTGAATTTACTGAATCTCTGTGTTAAGTATTCATATTCATCAATTGTATTATTGATATTCGTAACTTTATCTCCTTTCTTAGCCAATAGAGTTATCTGAAAATCACTCCCAAACTCATTCAATTGTTTTAATGAAAACGAACTAAAACTCTTATCTTCTATAACAGAACCAACTTCAGCGTTTAATAATTCGTTTAGGCTATTTATTTCTCTTAATTCTAATCTTCTGTATAGAACTAAATTTTCTTTACAAGGATTTTTATCTATTGCTTCAGCAATTGATTGAGCCATTAAAGCAACTCCTGCTCCACCACCTTTACCGTAATTATAATCTCGAATAGCTTCATAATCAATATTCATATATCTTTTTAGAGCTTTAGATTGAGTATCAGTAACTTTTAACTTTTTACCTTGTTTTTCATAATAATCTATCATTTCATCTTCATCTTCAAAAGTATGACCTGTAAAATGTTTATACTTCACACCATTCCATTCTGAATACAAAACACCATTAGCTATTGGAAGATAACCTGAATCAATAAGTACTTTGTTTACTTCAGCTCTTTGCGTTGATTCTAAATAAGGATATTTACTAAGGATTTCTTCAAAATCTTCATCTTCAATATAATTTTTAAACCTTTTCTCAATATTTTCATCGATAGTAACTGAATCAAGTACTTTCCCAAATCTTTCTTTTTGTTCTTTATCTAAAGTATCGTTTTGAGAATTCCTTTTCTTCAAGAATTCTTTGAATTCTTTCTCAGTTTCAAACTTCACATCGTTCTTTTCTTCTTTAGTATCTAATTTTTTAGATTATCTTTCAAAGCGAAAATACCTTGATGTTTTGGCCAAGATATAGATTTATTATTACTCAAATCTTCTAATATATATTCTTTGTCTCGAGAAAATCTATAATCTACACCATTTTCAGTAAATTCAACAGCCTTACCTTCATCTAACTGCTGTAGAATCTTGCCATACATTATTATACCAGCTTGTGACTTTATACCCATTTTGACTACCGGTTTCTTAGCTTTTTCTTCAACTTTAGACTGTTTTGATTCCTTAGATTCTATTGCAGGTTCTGATTTAGATTCTTCCTTTTTAAGAGTCTTTTCAAATTCCTCCTTCACCCGTTTCTTGAATTCGTTAAGAGGTTCATTCGGCTTAGATTCCATATAGAAGGAACCTTTCTTGGCTTTATATTTATCCTCTCCCTTCATATTGAGAACAATTGTCTGACCATCAACCTTAACATAGGTTTGAGTGATTTTCTTGAAACCATTCATTTCATTAAGTTTCTTATCGATACTATCAGAAATATCTTGCTTCAATTTATCCAACTTAGAATCAAGTGTCTTCTCATCTATAGGTTTAGTTTCTTTCGCTTCTTTATTCTTAGCTATCTTTTCTTTGATTTTATTAATTACAGACAAATCTAAATCAAGTTCACCTTTTTCTTGAGCATCAAGAATACGTTGAAGAGCTGATGTAATACCAAGCTCATTTGCAGATTTATCATCTGACACTTTACCTTTACGATTCTCAATTTCCTTTTGAGCTGCCTGCTTGACTTCAAGAGAAGCATCTTTATCATTGATTGCAGCTTGTAACTGTTCATCACTTGCTTTAGATGCGTGTTGAGAGTAATCAACTTTTGCAGTTTTAGCTTCAGGTTGTTCTTCTTCTTTTTTTGAAGATTTTCCTTTTCCTTTAGGTTTCCAACCATTAGCAGTTTTTATATAAACTTTACTTCCCCACGTCTTTTCTGTACCAATAGGGGATGATTTCTTAGCTTTCTCTATAATTTCGTCCATAAATTGTTGTTCAATATTTAGATTTGTTGTATCTTTAGGAATTAAAAGAGCGTTGGAGCTTATTAAGGGATTGAGCCTTGCCGAGTCCATATCATTAGAACTATTAGGTCCATCGAGTATAGTCAAGCTCTTTTTAATTTTATCTTCAATCTTAATATCTTTATTGTAAGATGTTAATACCCAAAGTTTTTCTCTAAAATTATCATCTTCATCATAAACTACAGACTTTGTAAGTGTCACTTTCCATTCTCCTTTATAGATATTTACTTTCATCCCGTTTTCATAGAATTTCCCTATTTGCCCATTTTTCAATATATCTGAAATCCTATCTGCTATATCTTCATAAGATTTAAAATCATTTTGTTCTATAAAATGACGTTTTCTTATATGACGAAGACCTTTTCTTTCATCTCCCCAAATTATATCTATCTTACCAAGTCCTTCTCTTTCTATAGCTCCAATCACTTGACCGTTTCTTTCTTTCAAAAGAAAATCAATAGCTTCTTAGGTTTACCTGCATATTTAAAATAATTCCGACCAAAAACTTTTAATTCGTCTTTAGCATATCGCTCTTTACTTACCTTTTGTCCTTTTACTACTCGCCAACTTCCATCGGCTTGTTTCTGATATTTTACATTCTTCCATATCCTAATTTCACCAACTACGGCTTTTGCTTTCATTAATTCATTAAAATCTTCTTGATTCTTTATTGTTTGCATCATCAATTGTTTTTATTAAATAGTCTTGAATTATTGTCCTCAGCAAAGTCTACCCCGCAGTCCAATAATATTCAAGACTATTTCAACGAATTCTTAATGTAACTGCAAACGATACTTCGTCTGTTTGAGTGTTGCCATAAAATCTTCAACCCAAGACTTTTCACCTGCATAATTTTGCTTGTCTTCGAGTTTAGAATAGAATTCTTTTGTCCTTTCGATAATTAGATTGATAAGTGCTATCGGGTCATTGACTTCGATTTCTTCGCCATTGATTTCACCTTCTTTGAATCGTCCAAATTCTGACTGACCTGCTTCCATTATCTTATCTTCATAATCTGAAAGCTCCTCTATCAAGTCATCGAGATATTGATGTTTAGCATTATCTTCTTCATTCCAATGGATATTCTTTGAACGAGTCTTCACGCCTTCAATAAAATTAGCAAAATCAGCAAACACTTTATACATTTCATCTTTCGCTTTTAGAATCTCAGAGCCATCATCTAAAGAAATGTTACTATTCATCTCTTTACGAATATCATCTATACCCCAAGATTTCTCTATTTCTTCATCAGAAACAAGAATCTTGTTTATATCGAGTTTTCCTTCGTTTTTCATCTCATTCAGTAAAGATTTGAACATATCAGCTTGGTCGAGGTCATTGAAGTCAATTAACATTCTAAAACCTGTTGGTTCTTCAGTTTCAATCTCAATAGATTTTTCTATACCATCACCTTCAGGTTCTTTTGTCTCCTTATCTAAATCTTCTTTACATAAAGCATTGACACTATCGCAATCCATAGTCTTTTCAACATTCTCTTTTTCTTTCCAATCATCAGGAAGTTCATTTTCAAGACCAAGTTCCTTTGCACGTTTCTTAATCCACGCTTTCACTTTTGATTCTGGCATATTAGAAGCTCCTACCAATTTGATAGCATCTTTCAAGTCCTGACTATTCCTTATAGGATATTTTCCATTCGGCATTGCTTCACCTTTCTTTGCAAGGTCTTTTCTTTCTGTATGTGAAAAATAAGTTTTATTATTTGCTTTTTTGATATCCTCTGGACATGATTTACAAACATCACCGAAAACTTTTTCTGAAATATCGCCGTTCAAAAATGCCTTCATAATCTTCAAAACTTTATTTTCAGATACTTCGAGTCCTAAAATTCGTTTGATATTATCTTTCATATCAAAAATGAAATCATAATCATCTAACTCTGTAGATGGATTAATCCAAGCAGAACCAATTTCTTCTTCACTATCAAGCAACAATGAAGCTGGAGCTTCACTATCAATATGACCTATAAAATAATGAATTTCAAAATCTTTACCTGTCGCGATTCCAACTGGATAAAGCAAATCTTCAGGAACATCTAATCCAGTCTCTTCAAGTAATTCTCTATGAGCTGCTTCACGCCATTCTTCTCCTGCATCTACATGACCTCCAGGAATGCACCATTCAGTAGTACTTTCACCCATATCACCAACTCTCTGTAGGATAAGAAGTTTGTCACCCCTAAATAAAAGCACATCTGCATATTTCACTTTACCAATCTTCGCTTTGATAATGTCATTATAAATAGACTTTGAAATTGTACCAGATTTATATAATCCTTTAGCTTCAAAGAGGTCTTTTGTATCTACAATTGCTTCGGCAATTTCAGTATCAT